TTTGTGTGAAAAAATGGGTTGACAAGAGAGGGGAGATATGGTATGATGGTGGTAGGAGGATGAGTGTTGGTATAGGATGTGGAGCGACTCATGGAGATGCTGCTCCACCAAGACAAATGATTAAGGGTGATGAAAAGGTTAAAAAGCCTGCACAAAAAAAGATTAAGAAATCTACACAGAAAAAAGCAGATTAATATTTTAAAGATTACCACTTGAGGGTGCATGACGGCGGCCAGGGTCATGATTAATTAGTACAGGTGAAGCGTTGTTTGAAGCGGCATCGGTTGGCCAGATGTTGAAGCTAAAGACAACAACTTCAAAACAGGCAGCCTGATAGTGATAGTCAAAATTGGATTAATTAAGATGACTCTAATTAAATACTCGGTTCCGGATCGCGGTCCTGATTTGCGGAAGACAGGAAACAAGACCTGGCAGGTTGGAGAACTCTGGGATCTCCACCACGAGGTGATGAGATATCTTTTACTTGGTTTCAACAACCAAGATATTTCTGAAAAGGTGAACGTCACTCCTGAGCATATTTCCTCTATTCGCAACTCTCCAGTTGTCAAGGATCGACTTGCCCTTCTCCACGCTGCTCGGGATGCGGACACTATTGATGTAGCCCAGGACATTCGAAGAATGGCACCTGAGTCGTTGAGTTTCCTGAAGAAGATAATTAGGGGAGAAACTGACGCCTCATTACCTTTGAGGGCCAAGATAGCTGAAAGCAACCTCTCTCGTTCTGGGTTTGATCCTCCGAAGAAATTCCAAGGTGAAATTGCTCATGCTCACTTCTCGGGGGAGGAAATTGAAGCTTTAAAAAGAAGAGCAAAGGAGAATGGTCAGTTAGTAAATGTAAACTAATCAACGTTCTTGATTGAGATATTAAGGAGATTTATTATGACTGCAATGATGATAGAATCTATAATGGGAGAAGCTGGTGATACCTTTCGGGTCGCCGCAGATGATACTTCTAATGCCCTCGTCGCAGATGATGGGCTGACAATGTTAGGAACTGCACCTTCCACTCGAGGAGGCCAGAGAGTAGTTCAATCCATCCTGATTACCTGTGAATCTAATCCAATACGAATAGCTTTTTCTATTGCTGCAGTGCAAACTGGAAGTGCTGAGGTTGGTCACGAGCTGGCAATTGGTGCTTCGATATTCATTTCCAATTCCAAGAACATTCGGTCACTCAGATACATAAATAAAACTAATGGCTCTAATGGTGTTATGCAGATAACTCCATTTTATGCTAATAACTAAGGGAGGTGACCTATGTTTAGTAATTCTCCAATAGAGGCACCACCCTCAGCGGTTACAGTCACAAGGGCCACACTTGGCATAGATTATGAAAATATCTGGCTTCCTGCCGGAGCATTTATACCTGCTGCAACTAATGGTGCCCAGAGTGGTACCAAAGAATATGGAACTAATGATGTTGATATAGATTATTTTGCTTTTGATAATGGTACAGAAGAGTTTATATCATTTAACCTTCCGACGCCTGAGGCTTGGAATAGAGGAACCTTCAAGGCTAAATTCTTCTGGTCTCCTGGAGATTCTGCTTGCACAGCTGGTGACACAGTTGAGTGGCAACTTGCTGGTCAGGCAATCTCAAATGATGATCCTATTGATGTTGCTCATGGTGATGCAGGTGAGGTTATCTCAGATGTAGTGCTGGCGGGTAAAGATGGTGATCTTCATCTTTCCGGAGCAACTCCTGCGATTACCATAGGTGGAACTCCTGCACTTGGAGATTTTATTCATCTGGACGTTTCCAGGAATGTTGGTGGAACTGATGATATGACTGAGGATGCCTGGCTATTTGGTGTTTGGCTACAGATAGCATTGTCAAATACTATAGCAGCTTGGTAGGAGGATATTATGCACGCAGCACATCGTAGACTTATGATGAAGGCTAGTCATTATATTCCTTTGGAAAAAGGCCTTGCACCTCTTCGTGCTATCCAGGGTATGGGAGATGGAGCTACTACGTTTACAGGAACTAACAGGACCAGGATAAATCCGGAAACAGGGCTGATGGAGATTTTAGGTGCTAATGTTCCTGTGATTGAAGCCAACGGATTGTCAAGCAAAGGCGCAGCCGTAAACATTCTCCTAAAAGCCAGAACCTTCACCGAAGCTGCAGGGTGGACGTTTGACAATAGTACGACAGTAAAAAATGCAACAGGAGTTGATGGGGTCGCTAATGTAGCGACTACGATTACGGATGCTGATGCTGTAAATGCTGGTAATATACGAAAGATTATAGAAAAAAGTGTAGCAGACAGCACAACTTTTTTTGCTCTTTCACTATCTTTTGCAAAGACCACAACAGCAACAACATTTCCCTATCTACAACTGTACTTTGCTGTTGGTACAGCGAAATCAGCTGCATATTTTTTAAATACAAACACCGGGGTAGCCACCGCCGGTACTATTACAGCAGCCAATATTGGTGTTAGTGTTAAATCGAAAGGGCTTTTTTGGCGACTATCTATATGGGCAACAGATAATGGTTCTAATACAGAAATTAGAAATATTATTTATCCGGCTGCAAGCTCTGATGGTACAAGTTTTGATGCAACAGCTACCGGCTCCTGTGTAATAGACGCCATACAGTTGGAACTCACAGCCCATCCTACATCTTTCATCGACAGTCCTGAGCAGCTTGCAACGATGGAAGACCTGAGTGGATGGGAAGCTGCTGTTGGTGGTGATGGTGACGGTGCTGACAGGCTTACTACTTATGGTACGACCACGTTTCTGGTAACTGGTCTTGATAATGATGAAATATCCCACAGGTATAATGATGGTGGCGCAGGAGCCTATAACACAACTACAGGATTTATGATCCAATTTTATTTCAATGTTGATGCTGTAAGTGACGCCCACGGATACTCACCGCTTGCAATAGCCGAAAGCAATAAAGATTTATATGTTATTGACAACACAGATTCGGGTGATGCCTTATTCACTTTTGTTGATAATTCTGGCGGTACCCGCAGGATCACACTCTTTGAATTAAATTCTGGCACACTAACGCAGACAGCTTCTCCTATTACGATTTCAGAGGATACCGATTATTATAATATACTTGATGTGATAGACGGTGGAACGTATCGAACCTTACGATTAAGGGTATATTCTGATTCTTCAAAGGATACTCTTGTCGGCACCGCGACAAAAGAACTTACAAAAGCATATGCTGGCTCAGAGGCACTACAATATGCTGGCATAGTGTCATATGCTTCTGGTGGTGGTGGTGTCTCTTGGACAGGCACAATCTCCAACATCGCTTTCACCGCTGGCAACGTTCAGCTTGTGTTGGACGGTGGGATGAACGCTACGAAGTTGGGGGCTAATTCTGTCACTGGTGATGATAATGATTTTGATACTATTGGGAATTGGACAACTGGTGGGCTTGCTACATTCACCGCAAACGATGATGTTGCTGGAAAAGCCTATCTGCTTGGTGATGCAGGAGACGATTATATAACTTTAGCAACCATGCTTACCGTTGGAAAAACCTATTATCTTACACTTAAAATAGAACTTGACCCTCTTGATGCCGGTGGGATGGGAGCAACGAACTTCAGGTGTGGATCAACCCTATCTACTTTGTACCCCGGATTCTTTTTTGATGTTACCCCTACAACAACAGAAGTTACTTATTCCGGGTATTTTATAGCAAGGTCTACTTCCCTTTACCTTGGTCAAAGTACCGACACTGACGGTTTCGACACTATAGCTTTTTCAATAGACGATGTAACCCTGCAAGAGTGTACCTTCAAATACTGGACAGCTGGTGTAGAATGGTCTCCCGGTGCAAGCGCAGGATCGTTAACCGGCAAGGCAAACAAGGTTGCAGGGACGGCGAGTGCAATATATCAAAATAGTGGACTTGTTGCCGAAAAAGTATATAGGGCCTCAGCCGTTACTACTGTTGGGGTAACGAGTGCAAATCTTGCTGTAGGGCAAGGGGCCACAGCATTTACAGTTAACGCCTCTGGGACATATTATGGTTATGCTATTCGTGGATCTAATGGTAATACACTTATTACTGGTAACTCTACTTTCGTCGGAACCGTAGACGATGTTTCTGTATTCGAACACGGCGAAGCAAGGCTCACAGAGGCAGGGGCTACGGTATGGACTATGCCCACAGCATTAACTACTCTCCTTGCAGCTGCAGGCTCATTTGTTGCTACAATTACCTTTGGCTTCGATAAAGGAGATTCAACTGGATCAGATGTTGGACTCTATTCTTTCAAGGATGCTGCAGATGGTGGGATATTTCTTGATGATTCCAACTCAGAACAGATAAGTTTCTCTGATGGAACTAACATAGCAACTCTTAACACTGCCTATGTTAAAAATACTGAGTATAAAATATCCGGTCGTTTTGACACTGGTCTTTTAGAGCTTGGTGTAAAGGTCAGTGACTCTTGGGCTTGGAATGATGCAGGAGCATTTGATGGATCTTTGAATCCGGGAACTGATCTTATTATTGGAAAGTCAAATGAACTTCCTTTCCACATTAAAGATATAACATTCTATGACACCCAGATGTCAAGAGCATTTTTCGAGAGGTATCATTAATGAACTTTTTTAAATCTCTATTTGGTGGAGACTATGTAACACCTATGTGTGTTGAGAAAAGTTTCTATGCTGCCCTGGCCTATGCAATGCAGAGAAAGGTTCCAGTCAGAACTGTTGTAAGTCGCTTCAAGGGTAAGCCTGGCACAGATCATGCCCAGGCTCAGGCGTGGCTGGAAGGTAAGTGGGAGTGGCTTCAGGTTGGAAGTATCGGAGTCCAGGTAGGAATCGAAGATAGATTTGGTTCTGATTATGGAGAGAAGGAACATTATAAACTTCTAACTCTTGACCAACTTGCTGGTGAACTTAAAGAGAAAGGATTTATGGATAACGAGAAGTTTAAACTATTAAGAGATCTAGATAAATTTCCTGAGAGGTAGGTCTTATGAATAATCCTAGAAAGTATTTTCCATCTATTATAACCATAGTTACAATGATTTTTCTTGTTGGTGGAGTTATTTGGGCCGGAAGTAAGATTGACTCTAAAGCTGAAGAAGCTCATACATTTGTAAGAGAGAATGTCACTCTTCCTGCCCGTGTTTGTACATTAGAGGAGAAGGCTAAAAAAGCTGAGATGATTCTTGAAAATATAGACGTGATGCAATTTCAGCAACAAATGCTTGTTAATGATTTAGATAAATTGACAGATAGAATTGAAAGGGCTTTGAATGGACAGAGGTAAATTAAATGGGTAAATATTCTTTTGGAAAAAGATCATCAAAAAAACTGGATACCTGTACTTTTAATCTTCAGTTTGTTGCTAACGAAGCTCTCTCTTATGAACTTATAGACTTTGCTATTATCGAAGGGACAAGATCAGATAAAAAACAGCATGAATACTTTATTACTGGAAAGTCAAGACTTGATGCTGGTGATCCAAGAGCAAAGCACAATAAAGAGCAAGCAGAGGCGTTTGATGCAGTTCCTTATGTTAATGGAAAGATATCCTGGGATTGGAGACATTGTATATTCCTCGCTGGAGTTATTCTTACAGCCGCAAAGAAGGTAGGAGATGACATCAGATGGGGTGGTAACTGGGATATGGATGGAGAACCAGTAACAGATCAAGACTTTCAAGATTTGGTGCATTATGAAATTATTAATGGTTAGCTTAATATGCTTATTGCTTTCTGGGTGTGTAGCAGCTGAAGTGAAGCATTCTCCTTACCCATTTCCTCCTGAGGATCTGGTTCTTAGAATGACTGGTGGAGATACCTTCTTATTAAAGAAGCATGACATTCGTGAGGAAAACCACGGAAGAGATTGGATAACGTTGAAAGAGCTGCATAAAATTCAAGAAAGAATGAGAAGAAGAGAAAGGGGATTATAATGGCTTGGTGGAATTTTTTAGCTCCTGTTGTTGACCTTGTCAAGGAGCCTATAAAAGGTTGGCAGGAGAGAAAGACAATTAAAGTTGCTGGAGCACTTGAGGTTGCTAAACTTAAAGTACAATCAAATATTGCTGTAGCAAACGCCAAAGTGGAAATGGCTAAGACTGGTCAGACCATCCAAGCTGATTGGGACACAGTTGCCCAGGCAGATATGAAGAAGTCCTGGAAAGATGAAGTTTTAATGTTCATTATCTTCTTCCCTGTAATCACTATGTTTCTCGCTGCTGTAATCGGCAATGATGCTATGATAGACAGGATGATCAAAACGGTTAATGCTCTTGGCGAATTTCCTATGTGGTATCAAGTAACTATGCTTGGCATCATAGCAGCTGTCTTTGGGCTTCGCTGGCTTATTGAACCTGTAGTAGCTAAGATGCAAAAGCGTAAAGAACTTATAGATAAGATCTAATGGCTATGACCCAAAACCAATCAAAGGGTGATGATGGAGATAACTCCTGATATAGAAGAACTTATGGTAGAATGTTGTAGGAGCACTAAAATGTTTTCTAAAGTGCTTTTTCCTGAAATATTCTTTCGTAAATTCTCTGCCTTGCATGATCAGATATTTGAGGTTCTGGATGATGATAGTATGCAAAAAGTGGTTATCGCCGCACCTCGTGGTTTCGGCAAGACGACGATTGGTACAATTTCTTATCTTGCTAAGAAGATTCTCTTTCGTGAAAAGAAATTTATTGTACCAGTTAGTTGTACAGCGACTAGTGCTGTTATGCAGGGTGAGAACCTAAAGCGAGAGTTAATATCCAATCTGGATATTATCAAGCTTTTTGGCCCAATGAAGAGTGCAAACTTTTCCAAGGAACAGTGGATAACCTCTAATGGTGTTATGGTAATGCCTAGAGGTGCTGGGCAGCAGATTCGAGGTCTTCTTTATAGACGTTATCGTCCAGACCTTATTATTAGTGATGATTTGGAAGATAAGGAAAGTGTAAAAAGTGAAGATCAAAGAGAGAAACTCAAGGAGTGGTGGTTCTCTGATGTTTGCAACTCAATCGACCGAGGATCAAAGGATTGGAAGATTGTCTTTGTTGGAACAGTGCTTCATGAAGATTCACTCTTGGTCAACCTTTTGGATGATCCTGAGTGGCACTCTGTTCACCTTTCTATCTGTGATGATGAGTTCAATTCAAACTGGCCAGACTTTATCTCAACTGAGGATGTTAAGAAACTTTATGCAGCGCACAAGAATAGAACTCCTTCTCAGGTCGACTTGTTCTTTCAAGAATATCGAAATATTCCTATTTCAACTGAGGATGCTACATTCAAAGTTGAGCACTTTAAGGAGTATGATGAAGCTGAGATGATCAGAAAGGGGAAGGTTAAGGACTGGACAACCTCAGTTATTATTGACCCTGCGAAAACAGTGAAGATTCACTCTGCTGATACTGCAATTATTGGAGTAGGGTTTGATAGAGAGACACAATCTATATATGTTAGGGATGTGATCTCGGAGAAAATGTATCCTGATGAGATTTATAATGCTGCAATAGATATGGTTTCCAGATTAGGTGCTCATATCTTGGCACCGGAAGTTACATCGCTAAACCAGTTCATTGTTCAACCTTTGAAGAACCAGATGAGGATTAAGAAGTGCTTCGCTCAGTTTGTGGAACTGAAGGCACAAGGGAAAAAGCCAGATCGAATAAAGGAACTTGTACCTTACTACCGTCAGGGATTTGTCTATCACAATCCTAGTTGTTGTACAAAGTTGGAGTCCCAGCTTTTGGGATTCCCCAGAAGTCGTCTCTGGGATTGTATGGATGCTTTGGCGTACATTATTAAGTTGATGGAGATTGAGGGTCACTATTTTGATCCACCTGATATG